AATGTAGCATGTATCGTAGACGAACGACAATTCAACGCTCGTGGGAGCTGACTCTGCCATACTCAGTTCATCTAATTTGAGATCAGTGATACGAGGATTATAGCATCGATAGACGTTCATCACACGACCTGCATCAAATAGGTGATAGAGAATGATCTCACTGAACAATGTAACTCCTGCACCGCTGTTTAAAGGTCCATAAGAAGCAGTCGAAGAGCGACCTTGAAATGACACACCATCAATTGCGGCGCCTGTTTTATCAAAGAGCATACCTTTCTCTTCTGGATTACGAAATTCGTTGTACGTTGGAAAGTTTGCAACAGGTGTCAACGCTTTTAACACAGCTGCATGGAAACGGCCAGCGTCATTTCGAATGTCATCGTAAAACTTCATTGTCATTGGATCGAATTCTGTTTTCGTAATGACCTTCGATCGGAAGTTGTAGAAGTTGATATCTTCCGTCTGATACTTGATATTTGGACGTGTTGATTCATGAACCATGAAAGCGATGTCAAGGTTTCTAATAGATTCATACCCAGACGCTGGAACAAATTGTACCACAAACATGAATTTGTGTTTAGGTGCTCGTGCAATCAAATCGAGCGCATACGCGGACGCTTCACATTGTGGTTGGAGTTGGTTGTTCTTGTCATCAGCACTAGGAGTAAAGATGTTGCGACCAAGGCGTTCTAGATTTTGAAAGTCTTGCAAATAGCTTGGGATATCTGTGTACTTAAAATTGCCTTGTCGAACTTGATTATAAATTTGTTGTGCTTGTCCTAAGGCTTGGTTTGCAATTCCTGGATTGAAAGCATTAACTGCATCAACTGTGCGGAAGTCCATTCCCATCTGTTCAAGAGCCCAATCAGTGCCTGCTGTAAATGCTGCATCTGCTGAATCAGCAACTGCTCCAAGTGCTCCACCAATTGATGTCGGGAGCGATCCACAGCCTTGGCGAATTGTATTTGATACACTTGCAAGCGTCCGTAGGCCCTCGCCAACTGCACCAGCTCCAACAGAATTGAGAATTTCAAGATCGCCAACCTTTCCGACTGCATTTGAGAAGTTGCGTCGAGACGCTGTGCTATTACCAATCTCAGCAGAACTCTTACCAAGATATGATGGTGGACACTGCTTGACGATGTTGACGCGGGGATCTGCCATAGATAAATCCTTCTTTGTGGAAGGTATTTATGAAAAGAAAGAGGGCTAAAAAGCCCTCTCTTTTTCACTACACTAATGCAAGGTTTACTTAGGCACCAACTCGACCAGCACCACCTGTTGCAACGCCTAGGCCTGTACCGTTTAGAGGACTTGAACCATAACCTCCAAGCAATTGACGCGCATGATCGAAACGAATCGATAGTTCAATTACAACAGCTTCGCTCGTCGCTGTGTAATCAACTTCACCATAGTCAATATCATCAATCCAGCAACCTTCAACTGTCCACTTTTCAATCGCTTGGTCGTTACCATCGAGCATGTCGAGATATGTGACAAATTTGTATGCAGAACCTTCACCAGCCGCCGCCAACCACTGTCCTTCTGCACCAATCAACCACTGTTGTTTCTGTGCTTGTGCTTGAATTACTTGTGAGGCCGAACCTGTGACGTCATCTTCGACAGTCATTGTCATCTTCTCCCAAGTGTGCTTTCCAGCAACCCATGCACGGGAGTTATAACGATGCAGCTCGATTTCTTCGAAAGTGAGTTTTGGACGCTTGACACGACGTGCTTGCATCGATAGTGGCTGAGAATCAACGCCGCCAGCAAGGTTTGCAAAGGTAACACGCCACCTGTTCTTATGCTTTGGGTGTAAGATACCCGTACCTACTCCTGGGATACCGATGTCGTTAATTGTGCTCACATTATTCTCCTTGTTCTAACCTATTTATTAGATTTCTGCGCCTGTCGCAACAATTCTGATTGGGATGTAAATGAATTCTGCTGCCTTCACTGGCTTCAGAGCTATGTCAATGTACATCTCGTTCCTATCAATGCGATCTGGAGTGTTGTTTGACTCATCGCAAACTGTTGCAAAGTCATATAGACCCCGTTTGATGATCAGGTCGCCAAGGAATGCATCTACCATTGCCTTCAAGTTATCACGTGTCAATTGATCGTTTGGCTCAAACACAAAACTCATTGTGTTCTTACGGAGTTGACGTCGGATGTATTCAATCAGACGTTCAACGTTGATTCGGTCAAGTGCGCTTGCATCTGTTGCAGAAGTTTTCTGACCCCAGACAAGCAGACCACGCGTTGGAAAGAACACGATCGGATTAAGGTTGGTGAAATACTTGTACAAGTTATCACGCTGGCCTTGGTTAAGTGCCACTTCAACAAACGTTGTCGGCGAACCAAGCGTACCTGACACATATCCGACCTGTGAAACTCCTGAAACTTGACCGCGTCGTGTTCCTGCTGGGGCGAACCACAGTTCCGCTACTGCGTCACTATAGGTAATAGTGCGCAGAGCAGTACCGGATGCAGCAATGAACACGTCCACGCCGTCCAAGTTTGACGCAAGACCGTGAGGATAGTAGTAAGCCAAGTGTGTCGAGTTTCGACGGGCTGATGTTGCCGCCCACGCTACGACTTGATCTGGATCAGACGTAAACGGTACGTCACCAATACACATCGCTTCTTCACCAATGTCGATGATTAGGTTTAGCATTTCATCTACGGTTTCATAGAAGCCTGGACATAGGACCAAGTTGTATTCGTAGATGTCGCCACGAATGTCTGTGTTGCTGTTGATTGATGCCTGTAGTGCTGTAACAACGGCTGTTCTACGAGCGGCGTCATTTGCACCAAGTGATGTTTGGTTTAGGAACTCCACTGTGTACTTGAAGTCGTCAGATGCACCAAGCAGCGTGTTGCCAGCTTCTGAAGGTGTCCACTCATCTTCAAATCCAGGTGTTGAACCAAGACTATTTGTTTCCCAATCAAGAGTAATACCTTGGAAACCAACGTATGTGCCTGTTGGTGGGTTGTTGTAGCCGGATGCATACACATCAAGAGGTGTTGCCGTTTGGTCATCCATGAACGAAGCTTGTGAGTTTTCAAATGATGAGAAATCCCAAACGTCTACGGTTGCTGTGTTTGCAAGACTGTCCAGCTCTGTACGTGTAACTGTAACACGATAACCAGGATCAGATGGAACAAAACCGTTAGAGGCGTTGTACTCGTTCAAAAACTGGTTCGCAAGGTTCTCAAGAACAAATGACGATTCCTGCATCTTTTGGTCCCAAATATCACGAAGGTCGTTGATGTTATCGTTCAAGTTAACGTTAGCACGAATCACATATGCAAGATCTCCAATACCGAGATATTGGTTTAGAGCAAACAGGCCGTATTCATTGCGTGTGTCGCCGTTTAGTTGGGCACCGTTTGTGTCTTCCAAGAATGCTGGAATACCATAAAGTTCTGTGCTTTGCTTGAGAGACGTAACAGTACGAATTACGTCATGTTCGTATGTGCCAGCAGCTGCCGAAACGCTATCAGGCTGCGTCTTTTCCGCCGCGGTTGCAACGAAGAGCAACGGTACCGTTCTTGCAACGGCAGGGATGAAGAAACTCTCATCTGTGACTGTTACGCTTACGCCGGGACTTACTAGATTAGCCATAATATACTCCTGCTATCAGTGTTGTTAGTTGCAGATATTTATGCCAGGGCATGTTTTTAACAGTGAAATTGTTCACCTCCTCATTAGCCCTGATTTTCGGCGATAACACGGGATTCTTACTCAAACCCCAAATCGGAATCGTCGAACCAAAGTTCGTACTGAATGCCTTGTTCGTCGAGCTGAGCGAGGATCTCATAATTCGAGACGTTGGTGTCATCAATCTTCCCAATTCTCACGAAAATCTTCTCTACAAAGTCCCTACGAACATCTGCTGGAGCGCTGATCCAAATGGGCATTGTAAACGATAAAGAACTTTGGATTATACGACGCTCCATCATAGAAGGGTAAATTGTGTCTATATTAATATCATCAAGTGTGACCTGTGTCAACCTTGTCCAGTCAAACGGACTGTCACTCTTCTGAATGTTCAATTGTGGATTGAACAGCATAAAGATCTGTTCAAGGATCTGAAAATGTTGTTCGGTGTTACTGACATACATTGCCAGCTCCATTGTTAGGTCATACGGAACAGGCATGTATTGGTGCACTACTTGGATATCGTCAGGAACCAATCCACCCACAGGAATATATGTGTTTCTACGTTCAGCTGTTTGACCGTGCATGCGTTCATTGGCCATCTTAATGCCTTTAATGTAGG